CCGCCCTATTGTGAACCACACCAAGCGCGGCGACGCGGTCTACGATCCGTTCCTCGGCAGCGGCACAACGTTGATTGCCGCCCAGGAACTCGAGCGAATCTGCTACGGGCTCGAAATCGACCCGCGCTACTGCGACGCGATCGTGCAGCGCTGGCAGACGTTCACGGGCAAAACGGCGGGCCTGGCCGAGGACGGACGCACGTTTGACCAGGTCGCCTACGATCGCACGGAAGCGATCGCGGCGTAATGGGCGCGAAGAAACCCGGCAAGGTTGGCAAACCCGGCAAGATCGGGCGACCCAAGCTGAGGATCAGCGTCGACGAGATCGAGAAGTTGGGCGCGCTGAACGCCACCCAGGAAGAGATTGCCGGGTGGTTCGGTTGCAGCCTGGCCACGATCGAAAAGCGGCTGCAGCAGCCGCGTTACCGCGAGGCGTATGAGCGCGGGCGAGCGCGGGGCCGCCTGAGCGTGCGGCGAGAGCAGATTGAGCTGATGAAGAAGGGGAGCGCCACGATGGCGATCTGGCTCGGCAAGCAGCTTCTCGGCCAGCGCGACGTGACCGCGAGCGAGGTGACCGGCGCGGGAGGCGGGCCGCAGGAACACAAAATCATCGTCGAATATGCCCGAATACCGCCTAAGACTCCCAGCGCCACACCAGGCGCAGGAGAAGGTGAGGAGTGAGGCCAAGCGTTTTAATGTCGTCTGCTGCGGCAGGCGCTGGGGAAAAACGACCGAGGGCATCGACCAGCTTATCCCGGTGGTCCTCGAAGGCTATCCGGCCGGGTGGTTTGCGCCCACCAACAAACAGCTTGAGCCGGCCTGGCGCGAGCTGGTCAACGTGCTGAAGACCGTAACCTTGCGCAAGCGTGAGGATCTGCACTCGCTCGATCTGATCACGGGCGGATCGGTCGAAATGTGGTCGATGGATAAAACTGATGTCGCCCGAGGACGCAAATATAAGCGTGTCGTGGTCGATGAGGCGGCGCACATCGCAAATCTACGAGATGCCTGGCAGCTCGTGATTCGCGCCACGCTGACGGATTACGAGGGCGATGCGTGGATGTTTTCCACGCCACGCGGCATGAACTATTTCAAGACGCTGTGGGATCGCGGCCAAGATCCGTTGCGGCCGACGTGGGCAAGCTGGCAGATGCCCACGGCGACGAACCCGTATATCCAGGCGGGCGAGATCGAGGAAGCGCGCAAGGACATGCACGAATTGGCGTTCAGCCAGGAGTACCTGGCGCAGTTCGTGAACTTCGAGGGCGCTGTGTTCCGGCGTGTGCAGGACGCGGCGACGGCAACGTGGCTCGACGAGCCGCGCGATGGCGCGGAGTACATCTTCGGGATCGACTGGGGCCGCTCACTGGACTACACCGTCGTGATGGTGGTGGACGCGCGGACTCGCAGCCAGGTTCACATGCAGCGCTGGTCAAGCGTTGACTACGCCGTACAGCGTCAACGGATACAGGCGATGTACAAGACCTGGCGGCCTGTGCTGGTGATCGCCGAGTCGAACTCGATGGGGCAACCCATCATCGAGCAGCTTTACCGGGATGGCGTGCCCGTGCAGCCGTTTTTGACGACGAACGCCAGCAAGACGCTCGCTATCGAGGGTTTGGGCCTGGCCTTCGAGCGCGGTGATATCGCCATCACGCCGCAGGCGCAGCTACTCGCCGAGTTGCAATCGTTCGCGGCAACGCGGCTGCCGAGTGGGCTGATGCGCTACGAAGCGCCAGCCGGCCAGCACGACGACTGCGTGATGGCACTGGCGATTGCTTGGAGCGCAATCGACGCGTACGGGCCGCGCGACCAGTTTGTGACCTACGAAGACCGCGAGTTCATCTCGCCCTACTGAGCGCATCGGAGAACACAGCATGACCGCGAAGGAAAAGCGCGCCGCGATCGACGCGTACGGCGAGCTGCACAAGCAGCAGAAGGAAATCGAGGGGCAACTTGCCATCCTGAAACCAAAGATCATGGCGTTGCTGCCTGCGAGTCACCCGCCCGGCGAGGCGTACATGGTTGAGGGCGACGAGTTCACGATCATCATCAAGGCGGCCGAGTGGAAGCGCGAAATCCTCGACATGTTCAAGCTGGTCCGGCGTGTCGGGCGCGAAGCCTTCCTCACGGCGTGCTCGTTTCCGTTGGGAGTGCTGGACAAGCTAATCCCCGACGAGGCCGAGCGCGCCAAGTATGTGAGTCGCGAGCAGACGGGGCCGCGCAAGCTGGAGGTGGTCAAAAAATTCAATGCAGCAAAATAAACAACCCGAACCCTGCGACATCCCCATCGCCGACGTCGTCGCGCACCTGCACGCCGACACGCGGCTATCGCCCGAGGCGCGGGCGCTTGCGCTCGAACGCGTCTGGGACGCGGAGCGCGATGAGCGCGCGCGACTGCGGGCTGCTCGAATTCGTTGCGGATGATGACGAGCTGGACATGATTTGACCCGCAGGCAGGGACGTCGCAACGGCATGCGCACTTGATATCGGACCCTGCCCCCGGGTGAGACCTTGGCCGAGCTGCCGCGAGGGACCGAAACTATCGCGAGACTGGCAGCCCGAGCGACGCCCGAGTCTTCAGTCCCGCGCGGGGCGCGCTCACCCTCCCGAAAAAATACATCAGAATTAGAACTACCTCCGAGACTGCATTTCCCCTTGGGCCGCGCGGATGAACCCCGTCGCGGCCCGCATTTTTTAGATGATCAAGGCACCCTTTCCATGGTTCGGCGGAAAAAGCCGCGAACACGGCGGCGATCCAAAGATGAGAATCGCCGTGTGCGGGTACGAGGGCGAGCACAAAACGCCGAGCGGCTGGCTTTGCCTGCCGTGGAAAGCGCCCGGCGGCTACGGCTCACAAGGAAAAGGGCGAGGGCGCGCAAATGCGGGTCTGGAGCGCATCTGGTTTAGTCCCCACTGCATCGCATAAATGGCAAGCAAGAAAAACACACCCGCCGCGATCGCCGAGGCGAAGCTCGCCGAGACGCTCCAGCAGGAGCGCTGGACGAACGCGTTGCTGCAGGAGTCGATCGCCGAGCTGCAGCTCGCGCTCGACGACCAGGGCTGGCAGCGCGTCATGATGGAGGGCCAGCGCGAGTTCGACGCGTCCGGCCGCCGCAAGATCGCGGAGTTTTCGCGGGTCATGTTCTTGAAAAACCCGCTGATCAACCGCGCAGTCACGCTGCAGGCGATGTACGTGTGGGCGCAAGGCGTCTCGGTCACGAGCGACGACGAGGAAACGCAGGCATTCATCGACGCGTTCTTCGCAGACGCGAAGAACCAGAGCGAATTCGGCCACCAGGCGCGAACGCTCAAAGAGCAGGACCTGCAGGTCTTCGGCAACCTGTTTTTCGCGCTGTTCACCGACGCGATCGAGGGCGCGACTCGCGTGCGCACGATTCCGGCTGACGAGATTGCAGATATCATCTGCGACCCTGACGACGCGAAACAGCCATGGCTCTACAAGCGCTGCTGGAGCCAGCCGGTGCTAAACGAGAACACCGGCGTGCTCACCAGCACGCCACGCACGGCGTATTACCCGGCCCTCGGCTATGAGCCTGATGAGCGCCGCGACGCGATCGCGGGCGCGCCCGTGATGTGGGACTCGCCCGTCTATCACGTCAAGGTGGGCGCGCTGAGCGACATGAAATTCGGAGTGCCCGAGACCTATCAGGCCATCGACTGGGCGCGCGCGTACAAGACGTTTTTGGAGAACTGGTTCTCCATCGTGAAGGCGTACTCGCGCTTCGCGTGGCAGGCGAGCGGGCAGGGCGGCCAGCAGCTCGTCGACCGGCTGAAAACGCGGCTGAACGCGAGCACGAGCACGGGCGGCGACACGAACCCGCCCGCGACGACGGCAAGCACGTTCATCGGCAGCGGCGTGAAGCTCGACCCGATCCGCACCGCAGGCGCGACGACGAGCGCGGAAGACGGCCGGCGCGGCTTACTAATGGTCTGCGCGGCCACGGGCTTACCCGAGACGTTCTTTGGCGACGTGAGCACGGGCAACCTCGCCACGGCCAAGAGCCTCGACCGGCCCACGGAACTGAAGTTCCGCGACCGGCAGGAGCTGTGGAAGTCAATCCTGATCACCATCCTCGAATATGCGATCGCGCGCAACCAGCGCGCCGCGAACGGGCGTTTGCGGATCGCGGGCGGCGAGAAAAAGCTACAGATCCGCGTGACGTTCCCGCCCATTCTAGAGCACGACATCCGCGAGCAGATCGGGGCCATTGTCCAAGGGGCGACGCTCGACGGCAAGACGCCGTCCGCGATCACGTGGAAAACTACCGCGCGCCTTGTCCTCGAAGCGCTCGGCGTCCAAGACGTAAACGCGGAGCTGGCAGCGCTCGAAGACGAGTGGGACGACGAGGATGCGGACGAGCAGCGGACACCCGCCGTCGCTGAGGCGCTGCGCGAGCTGCGCGCCGCGATCACGCGTTTGCACGAAGCCCGAATTGCAGCCTGAAAGGGGAACGAATGAAACCATTGACAAACGCGCAGCGCACACTGGTTGAAGATCACCTGTGGCTTGTCGGATGCATCACGAACACGATGCACGCCCGGCTGCCAGGCAGCGTCGAACGCGATGATGTCGAGCAGGCAGGGCGCATGGGCCTCATTGAGGCGGCGCAGCGCTTCGTCGAAGGCCGAAGCGCGTCATTCCCAACGTACGCGCGTTGGCGCATCAACGGCGCAATCCAAGATTACCTACGCAGCCTGGATGCTGCCTCAAAAGAGCATCGCAAGCAGATCACAGCGGGCGAGGCCAATGAAATTGTGGCGATTCGAATCGAGGACATGTACCGCCAGCCCCTCGTGGAAAGTCTGTCACCCGAGGACGCCAGTATCGCCGCGCAGATCAGCGCGCAAATCAGTACGCTGATCGACAGCCTCGCCGGGCGGCAACGTGAGATTGTGCGCGAGTACTACTTCCACGATCGAACGATGACTCAAATCGGTGCCGGTTTTGGCGTCAAGGAAGCCCGCATCAGCCAGGTCCACAGGAAAGCCATCGAGACGCTGCGCGAGCAGCCCGAGTTCGTCACGCGCAAAGCGGTGTTTCGTTTTGCGATGAACAGCGGCCTACTCAGCGCGCTGGTTTGCCTGTTGTTGGCGACGACAGGCGTGCAGGCTCAGACGCGGGTGACACCGTCTTCCCTTACGGGAACGCCCGGGCCCAGCCCGCGCGTGTGGGTGGTGTTAGCCGATGGCAAGCTAGCCGAGGCGGATTTGGAGAACATTCAGCTCGTAATAGCGGCGGATGGCAAGCCCATTCTGCGCGCCACTCAGGCTGCGCAGCCGACAGTGGTCAAAACGAAACACGTGTTGACTGCACCGCGCACCGATTACGTGTTGACAGGCGTGCTGGATTCCGTCCACCGCAACGGCCTGCTGCAGGCCGAAGGCGATGATTACTCCATCGTGACCGACAAGGGCGTGACAACCCTGCGATTTAACCCGAACGCGGTTCCGCAGGCGAAGGACATTGTACAGATCCGCGAAGTGAGGTAGATGCCGATTCACCCACTACTCGCGGCGCTGAAACGCTTGGACGAGGCGCTGGCCGTGTCCACGATGCTGCGCCACCGGCGCACGCACGAGCGTAAGTGCCGCCGCCTGGTTCGCCGGATTTTTCGCGAGCAAGGCGAGCAGATGATCGCGTCGGCGAAGCTGCTTCTGCTGCCGCCGTTCAACGGGTCGTGGGTCAATCGGCTGCTACGCGGAGTCTCGTACACGCACGAGGCCGCGTTCGCCGAGATGCTCGCCGCCGCGTACCAGCGCGGCCAGGCCGACGGGGAAACAGAGCTGCGCGAGGACGTGCAGCCGCCGCTGCCGCGCGACATGGGCCGCCGCGCGGCAGAGCGGATCGCGGGCATCGACGACACCACGCTGGGTCTGCTCCGCACGCTGATCGAGCAGGCCATTGGCGAGAACTGGGCGTACACGAAGCTGGCAAGCGCGATTCGCACGCTGTTTCGCGATTTTGGCCGCGCTGTGCCCCAGCGCCACCTGCGCGATCGCGCAGAGCTGATCGCGGTAACGGAAATCGGGCAGGCGTACATCGACGGCCAGTTGGATAACGCCGAGCGGCTGGCGCGCGGTGGCGCGCAGTTGGAAAAAAGCTGGCTGACGGTGGGCGATGACCGGGTGAGCGACGGCTGCAGGACGAACGCAGCCGCGGGGTGGATTCCGCTGGCGCAGACGTTTCCGAGCGGCCATGCCGGGCCGCTGCGCTTCCCTGGCTGCCGGTGCGCGCTCCAGACGCGGAGGCGGGTGGCGTGAAGCCGACGTGCGAATGCGGGACGTGCGAGAAATGCCTGCATCGCGCGCTTGTGCGCCGCCAGCGCATTCGCGAGCGCCTCGGGTGGCTGTCGAAGGAAGCGCGTGAAACGCGTTGGATGAGCAACTTCGCGAGCGTGTACTGGAGCGACGTGTATCGGCGCGGCGTGCGGTCGCTGCGTGTCAAGCCGTATCGAAACTGAAGGAGTTTTATGAAAATCCTGATTTTGTTTTTCGCCTCGTTTGTCACGGCTCACGCCCAGGTGTGCGTGCCCGTGCCCACGCCCGGAACCACGATCACGCAATCGAACCTCGACGAGCTGAAGAAGCGCGGCGTGCTCGCGCCCGGCGTGTCCGCGTTCGCGAGTCTGGAGGCGTTCGCTTTCGCGTTCGGCGGGAGCCTGCCATACATCCCGCAGAGTGCCAGTCAGCAGAAATTCTGGGCCGATTTCACGCCCGGCGCGGACTACGTGACCGTGGAAGGCGCGCTCGACACAAGCGACGTTGCGACCTGGTCTGAGTGGTCGATGACCGTGTACGGGCTTACCGCGGCACGATTCTACCAGGAGCGCGCCAAAGCGAAAGACCCGGTTTTCACGCGAATCCCGAGGTTCAAGCGCTTCACAGCCCAGCAAGGCGAAATGAACATGACGAGCGGCGTGGGCAAACCAGGCCCGCGGACCGTGACCGCGAGCGAAGCGCAATACCCGCTGGCGCGCTACCGCGATGACCCGTCCGGAGACGGCGGGAAGAGCTGGAGCTACGCGCAGAATCACATCCTGCGCTTCCACCCAGTCACGGGACAGGTCGAGGCCTGCGATTACCAGGAATATGGACGCGCGTTTCCGCTCGTGTACAAAGTGGATCCACCTGGCGGCGGCGCGTCGGGCGCGATCCGCGTGAAGGGCATGAGCGACGAGGCCTTCCTCGCCGCCGTGGGTGCGGCGCTATTCGGCGGCGGCACACCTACCGATCGCGTCAGTGCGATTCTGAAGAACCTGGAGGTGCAATAAACACATGACCGCCACATACGAAGGAATGGAACAGGACCTCGCCACAGGCGAGGCGATTGTGAACGGCATCCCCACCGGCTGGTACTTCGAGTGCCCGAAGCAGGTTGCACCTCTCCCCGACGACCCGGAAACGGGCCGCCACGTCGTCGAGCTGAACCCGTGGGCGTTTGCCACGCCCTCGACCGCGCAGCGCGTGCTGGAGACGATCTGGAAGCACACGCTTATGCCGTGTGAGATCTTTCACGGCGACCCGAACGAGCAATTTCCGATTACGGCGCCGATGCGCCACATCGGCGTGCAGGGTCAGCCGCGCCGCGTCGCGGTGAACGCGGGGCTCATCGCGTCGCAGATCGCGCGTACGACGGCGCGTGTGAGCGATGGTCAAGGTGGCACGAAAATCGTGCAGAACGCGAATCCGGCCATTGCGGAGGCTATCTGCTCGCTGCTTACGGAGATCGATGGCGCGCAAGCCGTAGAGTAGGCGCGGTCGGCTCCCCGCGCTGACGGAGAAGAACCAGCCAACCCAACCAGCTAAACATTTACGGTACTGCCCCTCTGGGCGGAAGGAAAAGTCATGTTCAAACGAGTACTCGAAGTTGGCCGAAAGATCAGCAAGGCCAACCGCGCCAAGCTCCACGCCGCGATGGAGAAGCTGCGCGAGCTGATCGACGAGGCGGTCGAGACGAACGCGGACGCGACCGAGGCGGACCGGAGCTACAGCGACAAGAAGAAGCTGCTGCGCGCCGCGATCAAGGCGAAGCTCGCGCCGATGCCCATCGCGGGCGTGGAGCTGCACTTCTACTGCTACATCCAGGACGTGTTCGACGCCTGGTGCGTGTTCACCACCGACGATGGCATGTTCCGCGTCGATTACGTGATCGGAAGCGACGGCGCAGTCACCCTCGGCGAGCCGCGCGAGGTCATCGCGCGCACTGTGTACGAGGACGCGCCGGTCAGCGAGGCGGCGGAAACCGCGCTGCTGGGCGATTGCGTGCCGCTGGTCGAGGCAGAGGCCGCCGTACCTCTATCCGAGGCCACCACGGCCACGCTCAAGCTCATCTCCCCAGGCTGGGGCAGCTCGGGCTACTACTCGCCCGCTGTGCTGAGAAACGCGGCCTCCAAGTTCACCAAGGGCCTGAAGATGTACTGGAATCACCAGACCGCGGCCGAAGAAAGCGCGCGTCCGGAGGGCAACCTCGATCACCTCGCGGGCGAGCTGCTCGAAGACGCCACATGGAACGACGCGGGGCCCACCGGGCCAGGCCTATATGCCAAGGCCAAGGTGTTCGAGCGCTTCGTGCCTCACGTCAAGGACCTCGCGCCGCATATCGGCGTGTCGATCCGCGCCGTCGGCACGGCAAAGCCCGGCGAGGCCGAAGGCCGCCGGGGGCCCGTCATCGAGACCATCGCGGGCGTCAAGAGCGTGGATTACGTCACCGTGCCGGGGCGCGGCGGCGAGATTTTGTCTTTATTCGAAGCCGCTGGGCGGAGGCCCGCGACTGAACCCACACAACCACAGGAGCAAGAAATGAACGAAGCCCAAGTGAAAGCTTTGCTCGAAGCGGAAATGAAGCCGCTGCGAGACGAGAACGCGGCCTCCAAGCAGGAAGCCGCGCGGCTGCGCGAGGCGCTCGCCTTGCGCGACGCGAAAGACTTTACAACGCGCAAGCTCGCCACCATCGACCTTCCCGCAGCCACCAAGGCGCGCCTGGCGGAATCGCTGCCGGCGCG